CGCAGCAGGCGTACCGCAGAGGCATCGCAGCCCAGGTACTGGGGGAAACGGGCGCGGAGCATTGGCGGACGTTCCACGAGGCAACGGCGGCCCTCCTAATGGCCTCGTGGCTTTTCGGCGCACGGCAGGCCATCGACAAGGCCAAGATCCCGGACGAGGCCGTGGCGGGGATGCTCGAGGACAACACGGCCCTGACCTTTGACCGCCTTGAAACGGGCATTTCGCTAGAGGGCTTTGGTCTTGACTTCCTCGCGCCTATTGCCAACTGGTTTCGCACCCGCGTGCCGATCTCGCGCACGGATTGGGATGTGCTGATTGAGGCCGCCCAGCGCAGCGGGGGCGAAGTGGCCGACCACGAGCGCGACAACGCCCTGCCCGATATGCGCGCCCGTAACCCGGTGCTTGATTCGCTCCTGCGCGGCATCACGGTCAACCCCCAGGGTGGGCAAATCTCCACGGCCAAGCGGATCACGGACGGCACGTTCTTCGTGACGGGCATGAACCCCAAGCAGACGCGGCAAACGCAGGAGCTGATTGCTCGCGTCATCGAAGAGAAACCCGGCAAGTCCGTGGTGGGCAAGTGGATACGCAAGATGAACCTCGGGGACTTCGTGACCACCACGCAGATGGTCACGGGGACGCACCTGACCACGGCGCGGCTTGAAACCGTGCTACGCACGAACACCAACCGGGCGGCCACGGAAGGGCTTGCGGAGACCCTGCGCGAACCGAAGGTGCAGGCGTTCGTGCCGCTGGTGGAATACAGCGCGACCGGGGACAACCGGACGCGGCCCACGCATCAAGCGATGGATGGCTACGTTGGCACGATGGAGATGTTCGACAGGCAAGGAATTGCTCCACCTGGGGGATATTCTTGTCGTTGTGTATTGATTCCCGTGCCGGCGGCGCGCGCCCTTGAGCGCGGGTGGACGGATGTGAATGGCAACGTGAACTACGCCGCGCTGAAGCGGCACAACGGGAAGCGCCAGCAGCTCATTGACTCGCGGCAGTTTCCCGATCCCGGATTTGTGAATGCGTAAATCGCATAGGAGGACGCTACGATGGAAGGTATGAGCAACAATCGCAACGAAATCGAACAGCGGCTCGGGGTGTTTGCGCGCCCCGGCGCGAAGGCGAAGATGGGCATTCTGGATCGCATCAGCCGCGGTTTGAGTGCCGCCACGGCAAAGCCCGTTGATCCCACCACGCCGCAGTATGCCTCCGGCCTGAACGCCGCGAAGAAGGCCGCGGAGGATGCCAAGAGCAACTACGACTACATGGCCGATCTGAACGATGCTCGGTTCAAGCAGCTTGACAATTACGTCAAGGTGACGAGCAGCATGATTGCCAAGATGAATTCCACGGCCGATATCCAGCGGCTCATCGCTGGCCTGAAGGCCGCGGTGGCTGCGCGTGTGTTCGTGCAGTCCTCCATGAAGACCCCGTTCTCTCGGTCTCAAGCGAAGACTGTGTTCGCCTACCGAATGAGCGATGCTGATAGGGCATTGCAGACTCAAATTGACAACGCATTGAGTAAGATTATCAAGTCGTGGGATGCTTGTCAGAATCTTGAAAAAATCCTTCGGTATGCCGCAGACGACAACCGGAAGAATGAAAAGGGAAACCAATTCAAGGCTTTGAAGGTTGAAGCCTATTGGTTGGCAGATAAAATCAACGATCTTGCCGTTGAGGCGAGTCAACTTGGTCAATACAAGGGACGAATCAAGACGACTGAAGAGCTGCGCGCAGAAGTAGCCAAGGCTCAAGACCTACTTCGCAAGCTTGCTCCATTGAACCAAAAGGCGGACATGATTCGCCGCACCGCACAAAAGGTGGAAAAGTCGGGAGCGTTTTCGCGCCTGGGTGAAAAGACCGAATTCGTTTCACAGAGCCGTCAACTTTATACGGAATACAAGAAGCAGATCAGCAAGGCATTCAAGGCGGCCGAACGCCTTCAAGGTCTCGCAAGCGACTTTGAGTGGAATCTCAAAGACAAGCAGTCCGCTGCAAAGAAGCAAAAGAAGAATGACAAGGCAAATCAGTTTGCTGCGTTGATCAAAGAACTCAATTCGCTTCTGCGTGACATGGACAACGTTTCTATGGACGCAAGCGGTCTTGGTATGGAATACGGACAGTCTTTTGACGACATGAAGGCAGATGCAGACAAGAGTCAAGACATAGTTCGCAAGACTGCAATCTTGGCTGCAAAGTTTGACGCGATCAAGCGCAAGGCATCGGAAGTACAAAAGATGAATTCGGCGCGTATTACCGCCTCCCGCCCCGCCGCGAAGGCCACCGCCGCCAAGCCCGAGATCGATGATACCGAGCAGGACAAGGCTGGCCTCAAGCTCATGGAGAAGGCCGACAAGGCCGTCAGCGACAAGGTCCGCACACTCATCAAGGAAGGCAAGCCGCAGGACCAGGCGGTTGCCATTGCGCTCGACATGAAGCGCCGAGGAGAACTCTGATATGGACATTACCACCGCACAGAACAACTTCCGCAAGGTGACGGCCGCGTCCGTCCCGGCCACCTACACCGCTGGCGGGGCGACCCTCGTTCAGACCCCGCCCACCACCGGGCTGCTGTTCGACTACACCTCGGCATCGGTCAACGGGCAAAACCCCTCGCTGCTCTACGTCATGCCGTTCATGGTGTCGGCGACCACCGCGCAGACTTCCATCGGTATGCGCCTCCTTGGGTGGCGCAAGTACCTGGACACGAGCGGCGCGCTCTTGGGCGTGACCATTGCGGATACCAGCGGCAACTTCACCTGCACCGCCAACCCCACCCTGGCGGTCGGGCAATCCGTGACCATCGCCGGAACATTTGGCGGTTCGGGAACAATCACCCTTCCGGCGTATTCAAACCCGACCACGTACTACATCATTGCCACGAACGGATCAAGCACGTTCCAGCTCTCGGCAACGCTTGGCGGTGCAGCGATTACAACGACTGCGGGCACGCCGACCGGGGTGACCTACACGCGGTCGAATGTGAATGTTTCTTCCTTTTGGTACGTGCCGACCGTTGTGGCGGATTTGACGCTGACCTTCACGAGCGGCACGGTCCCGAACTACACCATCGACGGGACGGCCAATCACCGTACCTTCAGCGGCATCACGCAGGTCTCGGGAACCCCGTCAGGCAACCTGTATTCCCCGGCCACGGCTGCTGGAGCAAACGTGGAGCCTGCCTACGCCATGATCGACCTGGCGGGCGCGCAGTACGTCACCGCCCAGTTCAAGTCCAGCGGCACGCCCGACATGGGCGCGTTCTGGTCCACCCTCTGATGAATCGCGCCAACCGTCCAAGGATGTCACGCATCAGCGGCTCGTCCCTTGCGAGCAAGTTGATGGGTCGCGCTGGTGGCGGCCCTTATATTGCTGAGGTATTAGTTGTTGCTGGTGGCGGCGGCGGTGGTGGCAACCCAGCTGGCGGCGGCGGCGGAGCTGGTGGTGTTCGTTATAACGCCAGCGTAACTCTGACTCCGACTAGCAGCTACACGGTCATCGTCGGCGGCGGCGGTGCTGGCGGCGTTGGTTCTACCAATGGCAGTTCGGGAAGCGGCTCGCAATTTGATTCGATTTCGTGTTCCGGCGGCGGCGGTGGTGGGCGCTATTCCTTTCCGGGAACCAATGGCGCAAACGGAGGTTCCGGTGGCGGCGGCGGAGCATCATTCAGTACGGGTGACCAATCGAATGGAGGAACTGGTGTTTCCGGTGAAGGTAGCGCCGGTGGTCGCGGAAATCTTGGAACAAGTTCTTCCAATGATCGCAGAGGCGGCGGCGGCGGTGGTGCTGGCGCAGTAGGTGGAAATGCAAGTGGTGGCGGCGCAACTGAAACCGCAGGTTTAGGCGGCAACGGCTCCGCATACTCAATCAGCGGAAGCAGCGTGACCTATGGCGGCGGCGGTGGTGGTGGCGGTTACGGAAGTGGTGGCGATGGGGCTGGTGGTACAGGTGGTGGCGGCGCAGGTGGAAACGATTCAGGAGTTAATGCCGTTTCAGGAACCGCAAACACAGGCGGCGGCGGTGGCGGTGATGGCTTCACCGACAGCACAAACAACGGCGGCAGCGGCATCGTCATCATCCGATATGCGGGAACACAAAAGGGAACAGGCGGAACAGTCAGCACCGTCGGATCAGACACCGTCCACACGTTCACAACTACCGGCACGTTCACCTACACGGGGTAAGTCATGGCACACTTTGCAGAAATCAACGCAAGCAACATTGTCCAGCGCGTCATTGTCGTTCCCAATTCAGAGGAAGCGAATGGTGCGGCCTGGTGTGCTAACCTGCTTGGCGGCACATGGGTGCAGACCAGTTACAACGCAACGATCCGCAAGAACTTTGCGGGTATCGGCTACACGTTCGACTCGGTTCGCAACGCTTTCATACCGCCAAAACCGTACCTGTCTTGGGTACTAAATGAAACTACTTGCCAATGGGACGCGCCTGTACCAATGCCGCTCGGTGGGCCGTGGCGGTGGGATGAGGACGCGGAGGAATGGGTAGAAGCGTATGGATATTGACTTGAAACCATCCCAAGAAATGGCATCCAATGCTGCCCGTGGCCTTGAGCTGCGGGAGAAGCATGGCAGGGGTGGCACGGAGATCGGCGTAGCGCGGGCGCGTGATATCAAGAACCGGGCGAACCTGTCACCCGAAACCGTGCGCCGTATGGTGTCCTACTTCGCTCGGCACGAGGTGGACAAGAAGGGCGAGGGTTGGGGCAAGGATTCTGCCGGGTATATCGCTTGGCTTCTGTGGGGCGGCGATGCCGGCAAGGCGTGGGCCGACCGCAAGAGCAAGGAACTTGACCGCAAGGAGGACAAGACCGTGAATAGCAAGGCATCGCACAGCGTCCAGGATGACGGCGAGAAGATCAAGATTGAGCGCGTGGAGCTGTTCATGGCGTTTGACCCGGCCATTGACGATGGCGAGTCCGACCCGGAGCTGAAGCGGTTCAACAACGAGCGCCTGAAGTCCATCGTCCGTGCCACCCGCGCCCACATGGCGCGTGGCTCATTCCCCCAGGTCGTGGTCATGCACGAGAAGAACGGGGACGAGCCGAAGAGCGCCGTTGGCAGAATTCCTTCGATCAATTACGAAGAACGCAATGGCATCGGTTACATTGTGGGAGACATGGAGGTGAACAAGCCCATCTTCGACAGCCTCATTGCAACCAACGCATTCCCGCGTCGGTCGGCAGAGATTTGGGCTGAATCGAACCACCTGTCGGAAGTGGCCCTGCTGGGCCGCGAGACCCCGCGCCGGCCGTTGCCCGATACCCACTTCGCCCGCGAGGGAAAGAAGATCACTTGTTCCAAGTCAAACTTCGACCTCGCCGGGGTCGGAGGCGGACTCAACACCTTTGTCCCGGCGACCACCAAGGAGGAAGCCTCAATGGCATCCAACGATTACCGAGAAGAGCTTGAGGCGATGAAGTGCGCCATCGGCGAACTCGCTGACATGATGAAGAAGAAGTTCGGTGAGGACGAGTCCGAGGACGAGAAGGACGAAATGTCCGCCGAGGACATGGAAGACATGGACTACAAGGACGAGAACGCCGAGGACGGCGTTCACATCGACATCGGTTCGCACGGTGGTGCGCCGGATTCGATTGACGAAGAAGAGGAAGAAGAGGCCATGCCCGTGGTGGCTGCCCGTTCGACCTACGCCCTGCGTTCGGAGAACGCCCGTCTGAAGTCCCGCATGGAGCGCCTCGAGGCCGAAGTGCGCCGCGAAAAGTTCTCCCGCGAGATCGACATTCTCGAGCAGGATGGCTACCGCATCCCCGAGTCGCAGCGCGACAACCTGATGACCCAGCTCCAGGCCAGCCGCGATCCGGTTGCCCTGCTTGAGTCGTGGCGCTCCCTGTTCTCCCGTGATCCCATCGGTGCGAAGATTGACATGAGCCGTGCGGCCATGCCGAAGACCGTCAGCGGTGGCGACATTTCCCAGTTGGTCAAGGAATTCGCCGGCAAGCCGGAAGAGTTCGCCAAGGCCATCAACTCCCGCATCAAGCGTTAATCGCAGAAGGACACTACAGAAATGCTTCAGTTCTCCCCCAATCTCATCGCAGGCGGCGACATCAACCCCTACGCCATCGTGAAGATGTCCACCACCGGATTTACGGGTGTGGCTTCCACCGCTGCTGGTGATTACGTTGTCGGCGTTGCTGACGGTTCGACCAAGCGTTTCGACTCCGCGCTCCACGCGGCTTCGGGCGACCCGATCAGCCTCCAGCCGTCCAACTGCGTGCAGCTCAAGTGCGGCCCGTCAACCGCGATTACTGCTGGTCTTGGCCTCATCGCCGGAACTGCTGGCGTAGCGGTTACCGCTGGCGCGGCTGCTAGCGGAAACACTCCCCTGTTCGTGGCTCTTGAAGCCGCAGCCGTGGACACCATCTTTTGGGCTTACCGTCTCCCCGCCACCAAGGCGCTCTGATTCCCTGACCTTAAGGAGGTCTTACCATGAGTTATGTGACCGTCGGTGGCGGACTGAATACGTTCGTCCCCTCCACTAATGCCCTCGCAACGGGCGCTCTCCAGGTTGAATTCACCCGTGCGGTGAACACCTTCCCCATCACGAAGTACGCGCAGATCGTTCCCACCCAGCAGATGACGGGCTACTACCTCCGTCTTGACTCGGACGACAACGTCCGCGTGACTGATGTGAACGAGTTCGCTTGGCCCCTGGGCAATGACCGCCCGGTCGGCAAGATGAACCAGCACGACTTCGTGTCGTTCACCGCTGCCCGCTACGCCTACCCGTTCTACATCCCGAACGAGACCGTGAAGCAGGCCGCGTGGGACGTTGTCGCCCAGCACGCTCGTGCGAAGGCGCAGCTCGCCATGACGGCTCGCTCCATGCGTACCGCGACCGCTCTGACGGGCAGCGCGGCGGTTACGTCGTTTACCGCCGCTGGCAACTACTACGCGACCGGAACGGCGATCTCGGGCGGTGCATGGACCACCT